ACGCTAATGAAAGATTTTAAACAAAACGTCAAAATGATGTGTGCTGGCGGTCACTACAAAGAAGGTGGCGACGTTAAGCAAGACAAGCAAATGATCAAAAAAGCATTTAAAATGCACGATGATCAGCTGCATGAAAAAAAGCATACTGATTTGTCTAAGTTAAAACGCGGTGGTATGGCAAAACGGAAGAAGTAAGCCGTGGCATATTCCAATACATACAACCAGACTACGGTCGACGTTGATCAGATGATTTCCTACGCCTTTCGTGGCGCAGGAAAGCAAGCTGAAGAAATCACACCTGAGTACGTACAAGCCGCTAAGCAGGCGCTGTTCTACATTTTGCAGAACTCGTCTAACCGCGGCGTTAACCTATGGTTGTTAGAAAACATTGTGCTAGGTGCTCAGAGCAACCAGCAAATTCTAACAATGCCAGCGGGCACAATTGACGTACGTGAAGCAAACTGGGTGTATGTACAGACGCCACAAATTAGTAGCGCATTACCAACAGACAACTCTACCGCACCAAACGTATTTAGCGGCACGTTAAATAGTTATGGTACTACAACCGGATCAGAGAATTGGTTTGGCGCAGCGTATGGTGTGCAAACCAGTATTTATTATGTTGGCTTTAATGCCTACGCGCCAAACAATGGTACTGCCACATATACCAACATGGTATACGAAACTAGTAACGATGGTGTTAACTGGTCAGTTCAAGCAACGTTTGACTCTACTATCGTAGCACAAGACCGTACATGGACTTACATTCCAGTAAACATTACTGAACAGTATTACTTCCATCGTATTCGTTCTAACACATCTACGCCATTCTCTGTGCGTCAGGTTGTGTTCACACAATCTCAACAGGTTATTCCATTAGCACGTTTAAACCGTGATGACTACTGGAACTTACCAAACAAACAGTTTCCATCCGTACGTTCTTTGCAATATTGGTTTAACCGCCAGATTGATCCAGAGATGTATTTATGGCCTGTGCCTTCCAACGACTTCCAAGTATTTCAGCTTATTATTGAAAAGCAGATGATGGATGTTGGCTCGTTGACCAATCAGTTATACCTTCCAAACCGTTGGATTCCTTATATTCAAGCTGCGTTGACGCATGAGTTGGCGATGCAGTTACCCGGTACTGATATGGGTCGTGTAGCGTACTTGGAAAAACGAGCACTTGACATGCGTACGCAAGCCGAAGAAGAAGATCGCGATAAGTCGCCAATCTACTTCCAACCTAACTATAGTTACTACACAAGATAATGACTAACGCATATCAGATGACCTACGATAACCTCGTAGCTGACATTATTAACTACATGGAGCGCGATGATGCTCAATTTGTAGCGCAGATTCCGAATCTAATTGGTTTGGCTGAGTCTGCTATTGCGGCGCAGTTAAAAACCTATTTGCAGTTAACGGTAGTAGAGACAACATTGTCTACTAATCAAGTAGTGCTAAACAAACCAGCACGTTGGCGTAAAACAATTTCAATGAAGTGCAATGGCCAGCCTATTTTGCTGCGTAGCCAAGATTATGTAGCCCAGTATCAATCTGAATCATCATCTGGCACACCGTTGTACTACGCAGATTACGACTATAACAACTGGGCAATTGCACCAAAACCAGATACAACATACCCAATTGAAATTTTGTATTACAGCGAAATTCAACCACTAGATTCACAAAACCAGCAAAACTTGTTCACGCGCGAGTGCCCACAGGCGATGTTGTTTGGCTCCTTGTTGCAAGCTCAAGGCTATTTAAAAGCCATGGACAAGCTGCCAATCTGGAAACAATACTACGACGATTCGTTGGCAGCGCTCAAGCAAGAAGACAACCAACGCCGTATCGACAGAAACGTAACGGTTCAGGAACCCTAATCTATGTCACAATCATTCATTTCACCATTTACTGGTACCGTTATTGAACCAACGGATGTATCTTACTATCCACTAGCGTTTAGTAGTAATACACAACTATATTGGCCTCAAGTTGCTAATGGTACACAAGTGCCTGCATCACGCATCATGGATTGTACGCCTTCTACATCTGGTTTAGTAATACAATTACCAGATGCAACACAAGGCTCACTTGGCAGCGATATATTTTTCCGTAATAAAGGTTCTGTACCATTTACCGTTACTGATATTAACGGACTTTATGGTGTTACTGTTAACGCTGGTGTTACTGTTTATTTTTACTTAACAAATAATACTGGAAACGTTAACGGTAGTTGGGGCAATATTACCCTTGGCACTGGCACTTCATCTGCTGATGCAGCATCATTGGCTGGTGCTGGTTTAACTACCATTTTGGGACAACTTGCTGTAACTAGTAACATTGTAGAAACTACAGTAAATCCAACCATCACTAACTCTAGCCGTGCAAACACATACGTATGGACTGGCGGTGTTGGTACGTTTACGTTACCATCATACTTAAGTCTATCTGGTGGCTGGTGGATTGGTTTTAGAAACGGTGGTTCTGGCGTATTGACTATTGCAGCTCAAAGCCCATCTGTTATCAATACTTTCTCAAGCATTACTGCTAATCCCGGCGATTCTGGATTTATTTATTACGAAGCTGCAACTGGTAATTTCTTTACCGTTGGTTTGGCTGGTCAGAATAACGTTACATTTACCTCTGGTACCTATGACGTTGATAGTATTTCTGGTAGCACATTTAGCCTAGTATCATACGCACCAACTATTCAAACGTATGTTGCGTTATCTGGAACCCGCACAACGCCGCTTGCAATCACATTACCAGCCATTACTCAGCTGTATGTTTTAATTAACAACACTAGCTCTGGCGCATATAGCTTGTCATTTAATGTAACAGGCAGCGTTAGTTCGCCAGTGGCTTTATCATCTGGTCAAGTGGCGTTAGTGCTCAGTGAACCATCTGGTTTGTTTGTGTTGTCAACTACCAGCGCATCATCATTCTTTGCTGCAAACGGATCAGCTACTGCACCATCGTTTTCATTCCTAAATGACAATGCAACTGGTATGTATTTACGCGGCCTTAGCATTTTAGGTTTGACTGCTAACGGCACAGAAATTCTTGATTTAAACGGCACAAACTCATTATCTCCTGTTGTTACAGTTACTGGCGCACTTGGTGTATCTGGCACTCTTACAGCGGGCCTTATTAGCGGTGGAGCATTTTAATGGCGGTTGCGCCAGCACAACCATCGCAACAGCAACAAATTCAGCCTCAGTATAGCCAAATTTACAAAATGGCTTTACCGGGCGGGATAAAACGCGACGGTACACAGTTTGAAACACCAGAATATGTTGACGGTGTGTGGTGCCGTTTCCAACGTTTAGTACCAAAGAAAATGGGTGGTTATTCCGAACTATTTTCAACATTTGATGGCATCCTGCGCGGTATGACCATGAATGGTTATAACGGTGTCAACTATGTGTTTGCTGGCACTAGTATTGGCTTAGATGTTTTTACTACTGGGCAAACCTTTGGTATTGGTGCGGGTCCTTACAAAGCTATTTTGGAGCCCGGTTACGCAGGGTTTCCTGTAGCAAACACTACAGTTAGTTATGCTAATTCAACATCGTTTACAATTGCTAGCTCTAACGCTACACCTATCAGCTATACATCTGCGTTTCCAGCGGGTACAAAGATTATTTTTTCACAGAGCAACGTTGTTTCGTACACCGTAACTAGCTCTTCATTTTCAACACCAAACACAATCGTTAATTTTACACCAGCAATTAGCGGCAACACTATAAGCAACGTTTGGCAGTATAACTATAGTTTTCAGCCAAACGCAAATCTGTTATGGCAGTTTGACTATCAGTATAATCCGCAAGGTGGTGCATTAAATTTACTTGCACATCCCGGCTTAAATTTAGCCAATATTGATAATGCAATTAAGTCTCAAGTATATATTGGTTCGATATTACCTAATTCATCTAACCAATGGATATTTAACGGTTTAGCCGATACAAGCGGCACTTCACCAACTTACCAAGCTGTTGCAGTAGACGGTGGTGTGTGCGCATTGCATCCATTTATTTTTGTGTATGGCTCTAACGGTTTTATTGCTAACAACAACGTTAGCTCGGTATACGCAAACCAATCTTTGACAGATTGGAATGGACCATTAGCTAACCAAGTTAACGTTGCCACTGGTAAAGTAGTGTTAGGTATGCCTATCCGCGGCGGCGCTTATTCGCCAGCTGGATTATTCTGGGCAACTGATAGTTTAATTCGTGTGTTGTTTACTGGTACTGCACCAAACTATTGGACATACGATATTGTTTCTAGCCAGATCTCTATTATGTCATCACAAGCCGCCGTTGAAATGGATGGTTTGTATTACTGGATGGGTGTTGACCGTTTCTATGTATACGACGGCCGTGTTACTGTTGTGCCTAATGATAAAAACGTAAACTGGCTATTTGACAACCTTAACTATGCACAACGCCAAAAAGTATGGGCAACCAAAGTACCTAGATACAATGAGATTTGGTTCTTTTATCCACGTGGTTCAGCAACAGAATGTACTGATGCCATTATTTACAACGTAAAAGATAAGATTTGGTACGATGCTGGCCAAGCAACTGGAGCACAACGTTCTTGCGGTTATACTACAGAAGTGTTTCCAACACCACTATGGGCTGGCTGGAATTATAATGCCACTTACAGCAAAGAGCATACTGTTATAACTCACCCATCTGTACTACCAGCTGCAAACGCCAGCTCTGTATATTTTAATGGTAATTTAACACCAACGTTTGCCCCGGGGTCATATATAACCTTTGGTCAATCACAAGCCAATACGGTGTACCAAGTTGCAACTAGCCAATACTATTCTAACGCAGCGATTGGTGCTGCTGGTGTTACACTTGTAACTGCCACAACAACCTTTAATCCATCTGAATCTGCCAACGCATTTGCGTATCAGGTAGAAGGTGGATATCCAATTTGGCAGCATGAAACTGGTTTAGATCAAGTATCTCTGACTGAGCAAACTGCTATCTATTCAAGCTACACAACTGGCGATATTAGCTGGGTCGGCGGATCTCCAACACCATCCAATACACAGCCTGTAACACCAAATCGTCGCATGCACATTCGCCGTATTGAGCCTAATTTTGTACAGTCAGGTAACCTAAACTTGACAATCGTTGGCCGTAAATTTGCTTCTTCAAACGTACAAATTGCTGGACCATACACTTTTGATCCAACAACTGAAAAAATTGACCTACGCGATGAGTTCCGTGAGGTACAGTTTAAAGTAGAATCCAACGAATTGGGTGGTAACTACGAACAAGGTCGTTTGTTAATTACTCAAGAGTTAGGCGATGAGCGGCCATAATACGCAACAGTTTTTTCCATTTTTACCGGGCTATTCCACATGGGAAGATTTTAACGGTAATTTGGTAATGTTTTATAGCCAGAGCAATATCTCGTTTAACGATGAAGCTAACTGGGATGTGACAGCTAGGGAAATAGCTCAATCACCATCATTCCAAGCCTATGGTACTCCTGATCCACAGACTTATAATAGCTGGCAAGATTGGGCTTTAGAGTTTGGAAATTTAGTTAACGGCCCCTTAAAAAGATAGGGCGTAAACTACCTTATTTTTGCATTAGTGTATGTAGGAATAGGGGAAAATGATGATTACATTTCAAAAAGAGGCACCCGAGCCTTTTGCCAGTGAAGCCATGCAGTTGTTCAAAGATCACTATGATGAGATTGCTGAACGCACTGATGTAATAGAATTAGATCCTAACATCGATCAGTACAATGTATTGTTTGATAAAAATATGTTAGAGATCCATACTGCCAGAGATGATGGTAAATTGATTGGTTATAGTTTATGGTTTGTTTTAAGTCATATTCACTATAAAAAAAGTTTGACAGCTACTTCAGACGTTTTGTACATTAGTCCGAATTACCGAAAAGGTATGCTGGGCTACAAATTTATAAAATGGACTACTGAAGAAATTAAAAAACGTAAGCCCCAACGTATTCAGTTTCGTATTAAACCATTTTTAGATTATGGTAAATTGATAGAACGACTTGGTGGCAATTTTTTTGAAAAAACATATTCGATAGTAATGGAACAATAATGGGCGGAACAGCAGACGTAGTAGCTTCAGCAGCGGGAGACATATTTGGAGGTGGCGCAGGTGTTTTTGGCGGCGATGCTTTCACTTTGGCCGCTTCTGACGTTGCGTCTCAAGCTGCTGCTGGAGCAATTTCAGCGGCTGATGCCATTTCTTCAGGTGCTTCTGTATCTGACTTAATATCCGCTGGCGTTGCTCCATCGCAATTAGTTTCTGAAGGTGTGGCATCTGTACCAGATTTATTATCAGCGGGAGTATCAACTTCACAATTATCTGCTGATGGATTAATATCTACTGTTGGTGATGGTAATATTATGGATTTGGCAACAGGAAACATTTTAGATTCTTCTGGCCAAACTATTTTAAATGCTGCTAATGAGGGTTTAACTAGCGGTAGTCAAATAACTGGCGCCACAACAGACGCATCTGGCAATATTATTCAAACGTTTGATGACGGTTCTACGTTAACTACAGATGCCCAAGGTAATGTAATTGATTCTACACCAGCCACTGATACTGGTACACCTCCAACAGACGGTACAAATCCATTAAGTAATCCTGTGGTGCAAAAAGTTGGAACAACAATTGCACAAAAAGCATTGGGTTCTTTATTGGCTCCGGCTACTCAAGCGTTAGCAACTCGCACTAATCCAACAACACCAACAACATCTGGTTTGTCTAATTTTGGAACTCAAGACGCAGGAACAAGCGCTGGCACAACATCTAACCAAGTTATTCAGCCAAATTATACACCCGGTAAAATGGGGACAATTAACCCAGATCCCGCAACATTTTCTAGCAATCAACCATTATATAATTCAGATATTCCATCCGCTGGCGTTACCGCCCCAGCAACACCAATGACTACTCCTACTCTAGCAGCCGGAGGATCAGTTCCTGGGTACGCTGAAGGTAGCGATGTAGAAGAATATGATTACGCAGCAGGTCCTGATAAAATTCGCTATCCGGATAGAATGTTATCAATGGGTAAACACGCAAGTTTGAACATACCAACTTATCAAGCTGAAAATATTGCGGCTATTGGTCCACATTTTTCGCCATTTCATTTTAACACTGGCGGTGGAGTAGAAACCGATGAAGGTATTCATACACCAGAATTTTATAGTGAAGGTGGTTTAAAACATCGGTATGTTCAAGGCGATGGAGATGGAACATCTGATGATGTTCCAGCTATGTTAGCTAACGGTGAATTTGTTATTCCAGCTGATGTAGTATCTTCTTTAGGCAATGGTAGTAATGATAGCGGTTCTAAAGTATTAGATAATTTTTTAGAAACCATTAGAGAACATAAACAAAAAAACGACGCAAAACATTTGCCGCCGGATAGTAAAGGTCCGTTGGCCTACTTGTTAGAAGCTCACAAAAAGGTTAAAAAATAATGACCGGCTTAAGTAATCTATTAACTAATACCACAACAGCGCAAACAACGCTGCCATCTTGGTATTCTACTGCACAACAAAACGTTGTAAATAATGCTGTTTCTGGTGCAGCAAACGCGCCAACTTTGCAAAACACTGTTGCTGGGCAAGCTATTAATAATCTTAGCGGGCCAAACAATCCATTCACCCAAGCACAGGGAACTTTAGGAACTATTGCTTCTGGAGCGGCGAATCCATGGATTGTAAATCCAACAACTGGTCAAGTTACACCAAATACTAGCACTGCGTTAGGTGGTTTATATGCTGCTCAAAACCAACAACTTCAAACTTTAATTCCACAAATTACTGCCCCCGCTGACGCAGCTGCAGTTGCTTCTGGGCAGTTTGGTAGTTTACGTGGCACAACTGCTGCCGATACAGCATTAACAAATGCACAAGCAAATCTTGCTGCTGCTCAAATGCAATCTGCTTTAACAAACCAACAAACTGGCGTAAATGCAAGCACAGCACTTGGAAACATTGGTCAGCAAGGAACCGCAACAGAAACAACATTAGGCCAAGCACAGCAAGCAGCCCCCCTAACATCAACTGCTCAATTAGCAAATATTTTATCTGCTGTAAACCCAGGTGCAACAACTACAAATGCAACTCAATTAGCTCCAATCAACCAAATCGGTGGTTTATTAAGCGGTTTAAACACCGGCACAACTGGTCTAAATGCGTTGCTTAATACAATTTCGCCAGGAACAACTATTTCTAGTTTAGTTAGCGGTTTATTTGGTAGTGGTACTCCAGGTGTTGGTCAAACTACTGACGCTAGTGGAAATGTTATAACTGATCCAACATACGGAAATACCGAAGCTAGCAGTGTTATGCAAAATGCTATTCCAGATGGGGTAACTGTGGACCCAACAACAGGTATGGGATCAGATGGTGTAGATTATTCATACTTATTGCAAGGCATTTGATAGGAAATAAATATGCCAACTAGTACAACAGGCGGATTGACTTTAGGTTTTGATACAAAAGGTGAAGCTGTTCCAAAGGGTAACGTTCCTTTAGATCAAGCATCTACACAACAATTACTTGCTAATATGCAGCAAATGATTGACCAACGTCAAAGTCCTTTAAATCAAATTATTGAAGGTATAAAAGATACTTCAGCATGGGGTGCGGGCGGAACAGAAGGCCCAACCCGTGCTTTAGCTTTACGTGCTGCAGAAAAAAATAAAGAAGAACAAGAAGATTTGGCTAGGCGCCAATCTATTGCTGCTATGCGTGCTCAATTAGCTAATCAGCAACAAGTAATGAATTATAACTTGGGTTTGTCCCCTGGTACAAGCACACAAGCTGCAACAACCGGTAATGCTCCAACTCTTGGAGGTACAGCAACGCAGCCTGCTGGTGGAAGAAAATCTCCAGTTCAAGAAAAAATTGATAAGTTACCAGATTCGTTAAAATGGGTTGCATATAGTTATCTTAATAAACCTGTTCCAGATTTTGACGCTATTGATGAAATGGTTAAAGAATATGAAATTAAAGGTAAACCAGAGCTTGCTAAAAACGCAGCCTTCATTGATAGTTTACCAGAGGGTCCGCAAAAAGAAATTCTTAAACACCAAGCATTTGAAAAAGGTTACGGCATATTTAAGACAGTTAAAGATGGCTTTGAAGTTCCATACAGCCCGGGTGCTGGCGGAACTCCTTCAGGTCAGGCAGCACCATCTACAACTGGAGATAAAAATCATTGGGAATTAACTAAAGGGCAGGGAACCGCTGTTCAAGTTGCTTCTTCGTTAGGTGTTCCAATTATTAGCGGCGACCGTGATTGGGATAAACAATATAATTTATATTTAAATAGCAAAAAACCTGGTTACAGTGGACCTCCCGTAGCTTTCCCTGGCTACAGCCAACATGAAACTGGTAACGCAATTGATGTGGGTCCGTTAACTGCAGATCAACGTCAAAAACTATTAGATGCCGGATTTACGCAACCAGTTCCAAATCCAGGCGCTAAAACAACAGAACCATCGTACACTGGCGGATTGCCGACAGGTAGTACTGCAGCTACTGAAACATTTACTAAAAACGTTCAAGCCAATAATGAAGATTTTAATAAAAACACAGGCGGTAAACTTGGTGAACAAATTTTAAATGACAAAGACAGGGTACGTTATTTAGATGATGCTCTTAAAATTGTTAGTGATCCTAAATCTGATATTGGTCCGGGATCTTCTTTCCGTCAAGCCATTACACAAGCTAAAGGATACTTTGGCGATTTGTCAGACGAACAATTAAAAGATTTAACAACTAAAAACGTTGTTGATCAAGCTCTTAAAAAGCAAGTTGTTGGTAATGTTAAAACTGCTTTGGGTGGTCAATTATCTGACCGTGACGTTGC